GAAAGGTTCCCCGGCGTAAGAGAACATAGGTGGAAAAACTTTGAATTTGTTTTAAAAGATGGAATCCCTGAAATACCAAAGAATTGTAACGCAATAAGAATCCATGCTGCCGGTGATTTTTTTAATCAAAAGTATTTTGATATGTGGTTAAAAGTTGCTGAAAATAATGCCAATGTAGAATTGTGGGCGTATACAAAATCATTAAGATATTGGGTAAATAGATTAAATGACATACCAAATAATTTAATTTTAACTGCAAGTTACGGCGGAAGGGAGGATAATCTCATTGATGAATACAATTTGAAAAATGTAATAGTTTATAAATCTGCTGACTTAGTCCCAAATAATAGACCAATAGACTACAATGATGATTGGGCACGGAAGCCGAATGTAAATTTTGCATTATTAGATAATATGAAAAACAAAAAAAAATAAATGCAACCCCGTCCCTACCAAATAGAGATTAGCGACAAAGCCGCCGACATCATACGCAAATATGGATTAGTGTACTTAGCGATGCAGGTTCGCACAGGTAAGACCGTCACGGCTTTATTAACCGCTGAAAAGGTGGGCGCAGGTGTTATTCTATTCCTGACAAAGAAAAAAGTAATAAGCGGCATATTGGATGACCATAAGCAGTTAGGATTGAAGGCGGATATTATCGTAACAAACTATGAGAATATCCACCACGTAAAACAGCCTTTTGATATTGTTATTTGTGATGAAGCGCATGGATTGGGGCAATATCCTAAGCCAGCGCAAAGGGTTAAAAAGCTGAAAGAATTATGCAAGGGGAAGCCGATTATTTATTTAAGCGGCACGCCAACGCCGGAAAGCTACTCCCAGATATTTCACCAGTTTTATATTAGCTCATTTAGTCCGTTCAAAGATTACATTAACTTTTACAAATGGGCAAAGGATTACGTGGATATAAGATTAAAATATTTCAAAGGTTTAAAAGTAAACGACTACTCAAACGCAAACCAAATAAAAATCAAACAAATGACAGACCATTTAATTATCCCTTTCACTCAGGCAGAAGCCGGGTTTAAGGCAGAAGTAAAGGAGTTAACGGTTGGTATCAAAATGGAGCCATCGACTTATTACCTTGCTGATAAGATTAAAAAAGACAGGGTGTATATCGGGCGGGATGGTAATGTAGTAATGGCAGATACAGGGGCAAAGCTACTCAGTAAGCTGCATCAAATTTACACGGGTACGGTAATAGATGAAAAGGAGGACGGGTTAATTTTTGACAGGTCAAAGGCTTATTGGATTAAGGAAAATTTTAAGGATAAAAAAATAGCTATTTTCTACAAATACAAGGCAGAAGAAACGATGCTTTATTTAACCTTCGGTCACGATAAATTTACTACCGACCCGCAGGAGTTCGCTGGGAGCGATTCTAAGTGGTTTCTTTCACAGATTCAATCAGGCCGTGAAGGTATTAACCTAAGCACAGCGGACGCCCTTATAATGCTTAATATCGACTTCAGCGCCGTATCGTACTGGCAGGCACGGGCGCGGATGCAGAATAAAGACCGTGAGGATGCTTCAAAGGTTTACTGGCTATTTGCGGACGGCGGGATTGAGGAGAAGATATATAAGGCTGTGAAGGATAAAAAAGATTATACTTTAAGCTATTTTAAGAATGATTACGGGATTGAGTAAGTACGGCCAGCCGCTTGGTGTAACCGGGAATGAATACCGGCAAGGGTAGCAACCTTATTAAATTAGGGGGGTGCGGGTTCGAATCCCGCAGCGGCTCAAAAAAATAATTTTAAAAAAATATTAAAAAAAGTTTTGCACTTTGTGGAAAAGTATTATCTTTGTGTAACAAAACAAAAAAGCCATGACAACTTTAAAAAATCAAACAGGGACAAAAGCAGTAAGAATTTCAACTGATGCAACAAATTCTGTAAGAGCTGCATTTTATCAAATTTACAATGGTAGCGAGCAGGTTTTAGAATTCAAAACTTTTGCTACAATTAAGAATGCAGAAAAATGGGCAAATAATAAATTAAAATAATTGTAGGGGCTTTGCCCCCTTTTAAAATCTCAAACTATGCAGCAAAAATCATTTGACCTCACCAAAAGACAATCTTACATCTTTATTGGAATCATTGTTATTTTAGGATTAATCGCTAATAATTTTTAGTATGAATCACGGCTCACTATTCTCAGGTATTGGCGGATTTGACCTTGCTGCCGAATGGATGGGATGGGAAAACGTATTTCATTGCGAATGGAATCCTTTCGGACAAAAAGTATTAAAACATTATTGGCCTAATTCAATTAGTTACAATGACATTACAAAAACAGACTTCACTATTCACAGAGGATCAATTGACATCCTCACAGGAGGTTTCCCCTGCCAGCCATATAGTTCAGCAGGAAAGCGGCTCGGAAAAGAAGATGAACGCCATTTGTGGCCCAGCATGCTTAGAGCAATACGAGAAATTCAACCACGTTGGATTGTGGGCGAAAACGTTCTCGGCCTTGTTAATTGGAATGGAGGGATGGTATTCGAAGAGGTGCAAGCTGATTTGGAAGCTGAAGGGTACGAAGTACAACCGTATGTACTTCCAGCTGCGGCCGTTGGCGCACCACACCGAAGGGATAGAGTCTGGTTTGTTGCCTACGCCATTAGCTCAGGCAAGAGAGCAAACGAATTTCGATGCATACGATCAAAGAATGGAGAGATTGAAGGAGAAAGGACACAAGCCATTCACAATGCCTTTAGACCAGATGGCATTGAGGGGATTACTACCAACACCAACAGCAATGGACTCAACCAACGCAACGGCAACGATGAAGAGCAGCCAAGTGAAGGAGGGATCGATGCACTCGGTCACATTAACGAGAGCGTTAAACATGGGAATGCTACCAACACCGAGTGCATTCGATTGGAACACGGCACAGACACAGGAAAAGTATCAGGAAAGGAAACAAATGCAAAAAGAGAATGGAATCAATCTGCATTACCCGTTAAAACAAATGGCAATGGATATAAATCCAACTGGGACAACTTCCCAACTGTCTCCCCAATTTGTTCTCGAAATGATGGGCTTTCCAACCGACTGGACGGAATTACCTTTTCTAAATGGCGAAACGAATCAATCAAAGCAGGAGGAAACGCAATAGTCCCACAGGTAGTTTATCAAATATTTAAAGCAATAGAATTATATGGAATCCAAAATCCAAGCCAACATTAAGGCACGCTTTGAGAAAGCGGGCTGGTTAGTTGTAAAGCTAATCCAAACCAACTGCAACGGCATCCCTGACCTCATGTGCTTAAAAGGAGGGCAGACTATATTCGTTGAGGTTAAGCAGCCGGGCCGTGAACCTACCGACCTGCAGAAATTCAGGCATACTCAACTCACACAAATCGGATTCAAAGTCTTTGTATTAACCAGCGAAAAAGATATAATAATATGAAAGAATTAATTATAATTTATTTAATGCCGTTATGCATAGGCATCGTATATGGTGCATATATAATGTTATCCATAGACAAAATCACAAAAGATGACAAAAGATGAATACATATCCAAACTCAGATATGATCAAAAAAGTATCATTTACGAATATTATCGCATCAAAAACAAACGCCCGCCGTTTCTTTCATATAATGAATTTATGACCTTTGCCGCAATGGGCTTAGATATGGATAAAGCATTTATAATTGCACGTAATTACTTTGAAGCAGAATTTAATATCGTTTATCTACTTAACAAAAAAAACGAAATCATTACTATTTTATGACAACTGAACAGGCTGTGAAAGCAATTCAATCGCACTTAGCGGAACACATTGAAGAGGTGCCGGAAAGGCTTTTGGAGAATATAAAAGACATAATTAATACTACAAGGATCATAATAAAAAAAGAGGTTATCTGTGAAAACTTTAAAACCGAAAAGCCTAACTTAAAAAAGGAGTGGGCTGAAATATGCAAGCTCTACGACCTCGACCCTGTGAAAGCTAAAAAAGGCAGGCAGGCTAAAAAAATATCTGCAAAGGCTCACTTTGTGCGGAAGATAATATTGACCTATAAATATGTTACGCTGATTGACCTTAAAAACTTTTTAGAATTCGGAGACCATAGCAGCATTATTAATTTGCGGGACTGGTCAAAAGCTGAATGTCCTATTCCGCCATTTTATGGGAAGAAAAGGTATATTATTGACGCTCCGGAAAATCACGGATAAGGCGCTGCAATTTGCGAAGGCATAAATTAATTGTATTGTAAGCGTTTTTCTTTGCTCTTATTTGGTCTTCCTGCTCTTCATCATATCCATTATAAGACGCTTCCTCAAGCGTTGTAATGACCGTTAGGGCGCAATCAACGACCGCTGTAAGATCATATTCTGGCACCTCTATTTTTGCGGATTCATCACTCATAATATTTTGCCTTTATGGATGCGATAATTACGCACGTGAAAGTCTTTGCCATTTTCTGACAAGTCAACTATTGCCATACCGTGCGCCCATTTGTTGATGGGTAAGTAAGCCGGATTTAATTCGCAAAGGCATCCCAAACTCCACGTTGTAGTAATTTCGCCATTCATATTGCTTTCCGTGTGCTCACTTACAGCGTGATTATGACCTTGCATGGCTGTAACCTTCCCCCTCAAAAACAACCCCCTTGCAATGTTTACAGGGCTGAAGATGGATTGACCGAACTCGTGGCCGTGTACTATATTCAAATCATTGGCCTTCATTATGCGCTTATCCGTAATCAAATCAATTCCGCGTGCATCTAACCCTAAAAGATGTTTTAGCTCAAATTCGCGCACGCCAAGCAGCTCAGGAGCCACTCGCATTAAATAATGCTCGTAACGCTCTTCATGGTTGCCTATCTTAAAATAAATCTTTGCCCCGAATTGGCTAAGGATATCTAAAAAACCCCTTGTAGCCTGTAGCTCATGCGCCACTGACCTTTTGCGGGGGTCTTTCATAAAACGGCTCAATCCGTAAAAATCCATGGTATCTCCATTTAATAGGATTGCGTCCGGCTTTTCACTTTGTATGAAATCAAGGGCGGCAGACAAAGCAGCAATAGAATGGTAAGGAATGTGTATATCACTTAGAACGGCTAATTTTTTGGCTT